CTAACCTTCCGATGAAAATCGAATGTGTAAAAACTACCGATGGAGCTGCGGATCTTTCAATATACACGGCGTGTTGGGCAGCAGGTACTACGTCAGACTATAATCCTATTACTGAAACGCTTTCGGATTACAGTCTCGCCAATTTAACTCGTGCCGTTATAACGGGACGGTCATCAACTGGTGGAGGTACTTACTATAACGTAAAAGTAAATCCTTCTGGCTCTCTGATTACAGCTATTGGCGATATTGATGGAATTGTCGGTCAAGACACAATGGCAAACAGCTTGCCAGTAGTTATTGCAAGCGACCAAAGTGCGGTTCCCATATCTGACAACGGCGGGTCAATCACTATTGATGGAACTGTTGCCGCCACTCAGTCTGGAACTTGGAACATTGCAAACGTAACTGGTACGGTATCGCTTCCTACTGGAGCAGCGACTGAATCGACTCTTTCTACGCTTAACGGAAAAGTTACAGCTTGTAATACTGGCGCAGTAACTATTTCGACTGCGTTACCAGCTGGAACAAACAACATTGGAGACGTTGATGTTTTAACGTTGCCGTCCGTTGTAGCAGCTACTTATTCAACCTCCTCAGTAACAAGCGTAGTTTCTGCCGCTACAAGCACAAGCATATTAGCCAGTAATGTTAATAGACGTATGGCTATTATGGTCAATGACAGCGATAAAAACGCTTATGTAAAATTAGGTTCTACAGCCAGTGCAACTAGCTTTTCTTATAAACTAACCCCAGGACAAACATTAGAGCTCCCTTCGCCAGTTTATACAGGAGCTATTGATGCAATTTGGGATGCTTCGCCTACTGGAAGCATGAGAGTTACGGAGCTAACGTAATGCCTGTTTTTGGCGCAGAAATACCGATAGGCGCTGGCATGTTGTGGTATACCGATACCGCTCCTGCAAATTGGCTAATATGTGATGGAACAGCTATTTCTCGCACTCAATACGCCTCTTTGTTTAACACGATGGGAACAGCCTATGGCATTGGAGATGGTGCTACTACGTTTAATCTTCCAGATTTACGACAAAGATTCCCAATCGGTAAAGCAGCTAGTGGAACAGGTAATTCACTAGGTGGTACAGGTGGCGCTATTGATCATAATCATACCGTACCGCCGCATTATCATGGAATGGGAACAGGTGCCGATTTAGCAGTATCAAACCCAGTTACAGGATATAGCGCTTGGGGAGGTAGTTTAACTACAACCGCACCAACAGGCACTACAGCAGACGGAACGCTCGCAGCGCCTAGCATTACGGGCAAGATAGGACTTGTTACTGGAGGGGTCGATGGTAACGCCACTATGACAAGCGGCGATCAGAATCCTCCATACTTAGTGGTAAATTATATTATTAAAGCCGCATGAGTTTGCTGCTATTATTAAACCCTAAACAATATGGCGGCGTTGTCCCGCCTCAACCTATTATTGATAAAAGCGACATATTAAAGCGCCGCTCTTATCGTAAAAAGCAAGAGGAGCAAGAGCTAGAGGAAGCGATTGCAGCGCAATTACTCAAAGCTCAACAAGAGGATATTGTAATTCCTGAAGCTGTAAACCCTATAAGATTAGGTACAATTCTTGAAAGAAAGATGTACCAAAAAGCACAATTAGATGAAGTTCACGGAGAAGTGCGTAAAAAACGAATTAAAATGCTTTTAATGGCATTACTAATGGATGACCTATGAGCGATAAACATAAACTATTTCAATGGTGTCACGTTCAACAGAAAGTAGTTCCGGTTGAGGAAGTGATGGTGCGAGTACATGCTAATGCGAGGCACATGTTTATACAGGATGAAATGCCTCCGACTCGCAATCCTCTCAATCCAAAAGAGATTTACACAAGCAAAAGCAAGCTACGGGCAGCCTACAAAGCTGCTGGTGTAATAGAAGTTGGGGATGCTTACGAACGGGGTTATGACCCTGAAAAGGAGAGTGCCGGTCGTGAGAGAGAAGTTATCTCTAAGTTTATGACTAATCTGAGGGAAAGGGTAAATGGATAACGTAGACGTAGAAACTGCTGAAGGATACGAAACAAACGCTGATGTTGAGGATACTGAAGTATCTGAGCAACCTTCAATGAGGGATGCTTTAGCGAAAAGCCTTAACATGGAAGAGGAGCAAGCCGCAGTTGAAATGCAGGTAAAAGCTCAAGAAGAACCAGAAGCTCAGGAAGAGGTTCAAGTTGAGGAGCAAGCTGCTCCAGTTGAGCGCATTCCGCTGGTTCCACCATCCGATATGAACAAGCTGGAAAAGGAGGCGTTTACCAATCCTACCCCAGAAAACGCTCATATTCTTCAGCAGTACCTCAATCGCAGAGCTTACGAAACACGCTCTGATTATCAGCGAAAGATTCAAGAGGTTGAGCAGCTAAAGGCTCAAACTTCGGGACTTTTTGATACCCTAAGGCAGTATGAGCAGGACTATGCAAAACAGGGTATTTCTATAGCTGATATCGCCAAGCGGTCGGTTGCCTGGGATAAGGCTATGCAAACTGACCCTGTGACAACGGCTATTGAATGGCTTGAGTCTTATGGTCTAAGCGTTGAGGATTTGGCTACCGGAATTCAGCCACAAGCTGAGAATGGATACCCTCAACAGCAACCAAGCAACTACCTAACCAGGGAAGAGGCAGAGCGAATCGCAGAGGAGAAGCTGGCAGCCGTACAGCAGCAACAGCAGCAATCTGCGGTTGCCTATTATAATGAGCGTGCCGTAGAATCGTTTATGTCCGGCAAGCCTTTATTTAAGGATCCAGAAACAGCTTCGCAGTTAGAGGCTGAGATGGCTCCGATAGTACAGGCTCTCACTAATACAGGCCGTTATAGCTCTCCAGAGGAGATCCTAGAGACTGCCTATAATTATGTCGTTGCTGGCAATCCGACCTTTTCCAGCCTCAATAAAGCGATGGCTGTTAAACCGGCGATAGAGCAAAAACAAGCAGCAGTACAAAAGGCGAAAGCCGCTGCTCGTACTATATCTGGCTCCGCTGGTACAGGGACTCCCAGGATACAAGTTAAAGATATTCGGGATAACCTGAGACGCCGAATGAGCGGCGAGTAAAGTTTAGGTTATCCTGAGAAAGTAATTTTAAAGGATAACCACAATGGCTAATTTAGAAGAAGCGATTGTAGCAACCTTGTTCGACCAATCCGATGCGATTGCAGACGAGGTTTTGCATCACAATCCACTCCTCAAGTCCCTCGATGAGCAGGGTCTTGTTCGTAAATTCTCCGGCGGCTACGAACTTCGTAAGCCTGTAATGTATAACGACGCTGCTCAGGGTGGGTTCTACTCTGGCTTCAGTTCGTTTAACCTTGATGCTATCGAGGATGCTACAGCGTTCCGATTCGCGATCAAGCAGTGCTATGAGCCAGTAGCAATCGACGGACGTTCTCGTCGTGCTAACCGAGATCAAGCTCAGTTGCTTGACCTTGCTGAGATGAAGATGAAGGCTGCGATCAGCCGTCTCAAGAACACCGTTTCTACATCGCTTCGTGGCGATGGAACAGGAAGCGGAGGACTTGAGTTTGACGGTATCAAGAAGGCGGTTTCGACCTCACCTTCGTCTGGTACTTATGGTCAGATTGATCGTTCGTCGAATACCTTCGCTCGTAACCTTGCTGTAAACGTTACTCTTACTGCGTTGAACGTACAAGAGACCGTTACTGATGCCATCAGCCAGATTACTCGTGGCGATGAGACACCAGACCTCGGCCTCATGGATCGTACTGCGTGGAAGTTCCTTCATAGCTCATTGACTGCAATTCAGCGAATCCAAGCTCCAACTAAGAAGGCTGTAGGTGGATTCCGAGTTCTCAGTTATGACGGCTGTGATTTCGTGTTTGACGGTGGATATGGCTCGTCTGTACTTGAGACCAATTCTTGCCGACTTCTCAACACGAAGTACTGGACGTTTGATATGGTTCGTGGTGCAGACTTCAAGCCGCTCGCTCCAGAGATGGCTCGACCAGTTGATCAGGATGCTTTCTTCACGGTTATCATCGTTGAAGGAAACCTCTGCTGCGCTGCTCCTGCACTTCAAGCTGTAATTTACGCTTAATAAGTAGGAGGAACAAAGTATGTCACAGGTAGGATCATTCGGAGTTAATTACAGCAAAGTTTGGGATGGAGTTTCTATTCCTCTTCCGGCAAAAGTAGGAGACGTTGGTTCTTCACCGGAAGGAGATTTTCTCTTCGTTCAAGCTGATGGTGCGGTAGCTCAGTACGCCTTCGTTAAGATTTCTGACGATGGCCAAGCTGCTGAACTCACAACCACAAACGCTGGTTCTAACAACCTTCAAGTTGGCGTAGCTCAAGTAGCTGCTGCTGACAACGAGTACCTCTGGGTATGGGTTGGTGGAGTAGGCGGCGGTGGAGTAGGTTCTGGTATTCAAGGAAAGGCGGCAGCTTCATACGCTGCTGATGCTAACCTTAATACCACTGCAACTGCTGGTGTTGCTGATGATGCTTCAACAACCAAGATTCAGAACGTAGTAGGACTTACTACGCTTACTGGAGCTGGAACCGTTGAGCTTAAATCAACAGGACACCTCAAGGTGAACTAATTAAAATGGGAGGCGGCTAGTACAGCGCCTCCCAGATTATATTAGCTGAATTATTTGTAGTGCTATAAGTTATAGGAAACATTCATGCCAGATTTTACACCCTCTAATCCAACAGCGCTTTTTTCTGCTAGGCGTGTTGCGGCTGTCACTCCATCTGATTCTACTGATCTTACAGGCTGTAGAGCGTTGTGGGTAGGTGGTGCAGGAGTAGTCAGCCTTAAATGTGTTGATGATTCAGCCGCTGTTTCATTGACCGTACCAGCAGGAACACTTCTACCAGTGTTTGCCAAAAACGTGATGGCAGCTACTACCGCAACTCTTATTGTAGCGTTGTATTAGTATGATTATATCTTGCAGTCAGATTCCTATCACATCACCCCGAAACAGGGGCTTGTGGAATCCGTTAGGCGTTGGACCAACATTGGGACTGTGGCTTGACGCAGCAGACGCTTCAACCATTACTCTTAACGGTAGCAATGTTTCAGCTTGGGCAGATAAAAGTGGTAACGGCAACGACATTGTAAATTCGACTGCTGGTATACAGCCGACGTACGTTACTAACGGTGTAGAATTTGCCGCAACTCAATACCTTAGCAAATCTGATCAAAGCAACATGCTTAATTCTTCAGGAACGCATAGTTGTTTTATGATTTCTGACTTAGTTGATCCAGCGACTTCATCGTCAAGTTTCCCTAGATTCTTTTCAAATTATAGTACAGCTATTGGCACATTGGCACGTCGTCCCGATTGGTATTATCGGTTGAGTCCACCAGCTTTATTATTTACCACCAGCACTACAGGAGGTTCTCAAATACCATTAAGTGGAGCGCTTGGACTAAGTTTAGTAGAGCAAATTCAAGCACCACTTGGTCAACAAAGTTTTTTGAACGGTACTTTATCGGCAACGTTTACAGCTCCGTACCCTGATACAGAAACAACGCCAGCATACCTTACCGTTTCAAATTTCAACGATACGAATAATAATTTTATATTTCGGGAGTTTGTGTTCGTAAATGAAGAAGTCAGCGCAGATACACGTTACCTAATAGAAGGGTATCTGGCGCACAAATGGGGCATAGCAAGTTT